AAGGCAACCCCGAACTAGAACAGCACCAGCGCAGCGCCGTCGTCAAATACATCCGCGACAACGGCAGCTTTGGAACGATGGCTGGCGGCACGATCCCCTACTACGAACTGGACGGCGTGCGTATCCTGCGCCCGCAGGACGTTGAGGCGTATCTCGCCAGCAACAACATACCCGGCCACATTTGGGTGGGCGGCAACCGCTACTAGTAGTTATCCCGCAAATCAGTTAACGGATTCTATAGTGATGCGTATTCCACCGGAGCGCGGCTATGCATCACGAGATGGCCCATGCTGACATCACCGCCGTCGGCGGCCTGGATATCCACCACATCCTGCCGATTTCGAAGGCCGGGCTGGACTTGGTCAAGCACTTCGAGGGCTATCACACCCGCCAGCCTGATGGCTCCTGCACGGCCTATCTGGACGTGGCAGGCGTGCCAACGATCGGCTGGGGATCGACCCATGGCGTCAAGCTCGGGATGCGTTGGACGGCAGAGGAAGCCGAGAACGCCCTCATGGCAGAGTTGCAAACCTGCGCGATGGAAGTCCAGCGCATGGTCACCGTTCCTCTCAATCAGCAACAACACGACGCCCTCGTGTCGTTCGTCTATAACCTCGGCGCCTCCGCGTTTGGTCGTTCAACCCTCCTTCGAAAGCTGAACAAGGGCGATTACGCAGGCGCCGAGGCTGAATTTGGAAAATGGGTCTATGCGAGCAAGGGTGCAGGTGGTCCCAAGGTTAAGTATGCCGGCCTAGTCCGCCGCCGGAAGGCAGAGGCGGCCATGTTCGCCGATAACGGTATTCTCCCGGTCCCCGTGGATATGCCCGAGACGACCGTGGCCATGCCACAGGCACCAGCACAGAAACCCGTCAAGGTGCCGTGGTACAGCGCCCCCGTCGCCATCGCCACGTCCGTTGGCGCCTGGTTCGCCGACAAGCTCGAAGGGCTCGGCCAGTTGTTGAGCGGCGCCGGTGAGCAGTTCATGGGCTTCTCCGCCGTCGGCAGCATGGTGCAATCGACCGGGATCAGCCTCGCGCCGGTGATGGCCGGCCTCGCGTGCCTGTCGGTGTTCATCGCCGCGAAAACCCTGATGTCCGAACCGGAAACCGTCGAATGATATGGGCACTCGTCACAGGCTGGATCGCAAAACGCGGCATCATGATCGGCGTCATCGCCGCCATCGGCGCCGGGATCGCATTTTGGGACCACGGCAGGGCCAACCGGCATCGCGACGAAGGCGCCAAGCAGGTAGTAGATGCGTCGAAGAAGGAAGGGAAACGACGCAATGAAGAAGTTCGCAAGATTCGCCGCAGCATTGATCGCGATGGGGCTTGGAGCCGGCTGCGCAAAGAATATTCCGCTGATAACTGACACCGAATCGCTGTGCAAAGACTGGCGCGCCTACCGCCCCGTGAAGGGCGACAAGCTCACCAACCAGTCTGCCGAACAACTGCTTGAGAACAACGAAGCCCGCAAGGTCTGGGGCTGTCATCCGTTGGAGCCTCGACCTGCTGATGTATAACCTTGGTCTTGATGATCTGCCGGCCACCACGGCCGCCATGCGGTTCCTGGTGTGGTCCGTGGCGCTCGCCACGGCGATCGTCGCTGCACACTACGCCATGCGTACACCGGGGCGTGTGATCCCCGCACGGGCGATGTGGGGCGTTGCCTGCGAGGCGTTTGGCTGGTTCGTCCATCAGTTCTATTATTGGCTGTGGTGGCGCGCGAAGGGCAAGGGGCAGGACAACCTCCTTGAGGCGCTACAGGACATCCGGTCAATCACGAGCCTTAGCCTCGTGTTCGTTGTGATCGGCGCCGTGCTGATCATTTCGCCGTTTCTTGAAAAGCGTTTCGGTGCCCTCTGGCCTGTCCCCGCCGCCTTTGGCATCTGCGTTCTGTGGTTTGTCGGTTATGGGGATATTAGATGGATATGACAAACTCATCAGACTGGGACTCTATAGCTGATGAACTTCGATCCCGTCTCATACGCGCTCCACGTGACGGAAAAGCAGGCGGACCGGATTCGCCTGATCGAGCAATACGTCGAGACGGCCAAGGTCGATCGCGCGCGCCTGGAGGTCAGGCTCGACGCTCTGGAAGCCTTCCACAAGCGCATGGCGGGGCTGCTCAATCGATGGCCAATGGTGGTGGGGATCGTCGTGCTCGTCGCCCTCAACGTCGCGCCGAAAGAGACGGTCGAGGCGGTGGTGCAGGCTCTTCGGGCAATCACATGAAATACGATCTGCTTTGGCTGATCTTCTGGGGGTTAACGATCGCAACCCTGTTCCGCTACGGCGGCGCCTTCGCGTTGGTCCTGGCCGGCGTCTAAAGGAACCGGGCCACCGTCACCAAAGCAATCGCCCACGCGATCACGTACCATGTCACCTCATGGCGCACAAAAAAGCCCCGGACGCGCCGGGGCTTCTTCGTGTTCCTAGGCATCAGAACTGTATTTTGACGCCGCCGACAAACACATTCGCCGTGTCGTCAACGTCGGGCACGTCAAGGTCGAGATCATATTGCCGCGCCGAAAGGTAGACCGTGGCAGCCGCCCCGGCGATTTCCTGCTCAATGCCGCCGCCCCAGAATCGAGGCGTGAAGCCGGCGTCTTCAATCTTGAGTTGCCCATACTCGCCATAGATCGTGGTGCGTCCGAGGCTGTTGATGCGCTTCGAGAAGCCGCCCCGGCCCGCCATGATCTCCAGCTTGCCGTCCCCGATCGGGATCGTTGCGCTGGCACCGCCAACCGACAGACCTATCGTTTGCAGGCCATCAGAGCGCCCGTAAGCCCCATCCACGAAGATGCCGGTAGGGACATGCATGATCGAGCCAGACCCGCCCCAAAACTTGCGTGTGCCGTTGTCGCCGAATGTCGGTTCGACCTTCTCATCACGGTAGCCGATACCGGCGGCCACCCTGATCTGTCCAAACTCGCCGGCGTAGCGCAAGGCTGCCGACCAGTCGTCACCCTGGTTCCACGAGCCTGAGACTTGGAACCCGGCCAACGTGGCCGAATGGAACGTGACGGTTTCCGTTCTGGACCCATCGAACGGGTTGGTGACATCGAGGCCAGTCTCGCTCTTGATGACGCCATCGAGCGGTGCGAGGGATGTCAGCGTCATGCCGGTGGACGGTGCCAGGCTGATCTCGGTGATGCCATCGGTCGCTTCGGACGTATGCCCCAGCCAGACCGTGCCCAGTTCCTTGAGTTTGAGGTAGACGGCCTGGTGGCGGACATCGATCTCATAGCCGCCGAGTCCGAATTCCATCAAAAAGCCCGCCGACCACTGCTCAGAGGCTTTGACTTCGCCCCGGAACCGGAACCGGCTTTCCGAATTCGTGTTGTCGATGATACGGACCCGGTCAAGGTTCGCGCCCTCGATGTCGGTCGTAAACAGCGCCTGGTGGACATGGCCGGAAACGGTCAACGACACCTTCCGGTTGCCTTTGCGCGCGGTCGTCGCTTCCAGCTCCGCCACACGCTCCTCTAAATCCGCGCAGCACCCTCCCCCCAAATCGGCCGCCTGGGCCGTCCACGGGATCAGCAGCGCCGCCGCCATCAGTTTCAGTTTCATGGGTTCAGTCCTTAGTGATTGGCCAAATCACCGGACGCAAGCACTAGGTCGGTGCAATCACCAAGCGCTTCAATCATGGCCGACGCAAGGCGTGTAACATATATGTTGGGGATGCGTGTCTTAATTAACACTGAGGATTTGGAGCGGGTTTTTATCTTCTACTCTCGCAGGCTAACCGCCATCCCTGCTGTAAGCCGGGCGCGACCCGGTCATGCCCTATAATACCCCCGACGGGTCAGCAAGAACCCGCCGGGGGAGCGCACTCGGGAGATGGAAGCTAACGAGCACGCTATAGCAAGTCCACCGGCCTAGATAAGCCAAGTGGACCTGGATTGCTGTACGCGATGGCGTTGGAATTGAACCAACGTCGGGCGTTCACCCTATACCTGCTGCGCTACTGCGCCCATCAAACAGCTTCCAATCATCTCCAGACGGGTGTCCCGTCGAACCTTCTATATGGTATTTTCTGTTTTGGTCGGTCCGCCTTGGCCGCCCGCTTCTCTATACGCCGAGACTTGGCGTGCTTTGGGGCATCTTCGCCGCCAGTCTTCAAGGTGTGGCATCCTTTACACAGAACCTGGCAATTCGCGAGGCTGTTCCCGCCGTTGTAGAAGTCGCTGATGATGTGATCGTATTCCGGGCCGTCACCCGTTCTGATCTTCTTGCCGCACGACGCGCAACAACCTTCGCTTCGGCGCCACGCCTCCAGCTTCGTCTTCTGGCTGAATTCCTGTCTTTTCGAGCTGCTGCCGCTCATCGTCCCATCTCGCCATCACCAGAAAGCACCAGCCCGCGAATAGTATCACGAAACTCATCGCCGTAGCCATTAAAAGCAAACCAATACTCCACACTGACATAGGGCACCCCCGTTACCTGTGTGATCTCGTCAACCGTCAGACCCATCTTCGCCAGACGATGCATCCAGTCTATCGTGTCTTCGCCGACCTGCTTGTGCAACGTGTTGCAGGTAACACGCGCGGAATTCAGCAGTCGCTCGAATGTTGCAGAAAATGACGGCATCTTCCCACCCCAGCCCTTGTTCAATGCAATGGCGCAACCGACCGATCAGCTTCTTGTCGGTGACCGGCCTCAATTGATCTTCTCCCTCAAATCAATCAGCACATGCGCCAACGTCAGAGCGATCACCATCTGCCCCAGCCAGCACATCACGATGGGACCAACCCGCCGCGTCTCCATGATGCCGGCCGCCGTGATCCCCATGCCAACGCACACCAGGATATAGTGGCCGACGTATTCAGCCATCGTCGCCCAGAGCCTCCCTGGCCTTGTCCAATGCTTTGTCGTATGACTCACCCGCCTTTACGCTCATGCTGCCGATATACCACTGACTCGCAATAGCGAGGCCACGCAGCGCCGCGCGCAGGCGTTTGATTTCGGCAGCCGCGTCTCTGAACTTTGCTTCCGACACAGGCAAATCCTCGTTCCGGCAAGTATCAGCCTCAGCAATCAGCCAGTTTGTGATGTCACTCATGTCTCGGCCTTATCCATATCCAGAAGCTTGTCAGCCGGAACGCCGATGACATTCACGATGATATCCTCGACCTTGGAGGCAAGCGCCGTGAATTCGTCCTGCGGCATGTTCTGATAACTTACGCTTTCATGCTCAAACCAGACGTAATCCTTGCCAGTCTTTTGATCCACGATCCGGTTGACCTTCCCGAACCCGGCTTTGATCTGGAGAAACGCCCTAAGCCCTTGCCAGCTCCCCGCCTGCACCGGATGGCTAGACGGCCAATGCTTCCAAGCAGCCTGGCACAGGGCCATGTAACGGTTATGCTGCGGCGTGGATCGCTTCTTTGCCGATACCTGCGCCAACAGCTCCCGGATGCACCGCGCCGCTTCTCGAAGCTTGTCAGCCTTAGATGCCGACTGGTCCGCCTCGCGATCCAGCCAGTGCGCGATCTGTAGTGGTGGCGCCGTCATGACGTATCACCTTTGAACCAGTCTTCTATCTGAGTGAATTTGTCCTGGGGCATGTCTGTTTCCGGTCTCGTCTTGACCTCTTCCAGATCGTTCAGCCGCTTGAACACGTCCGTCAGCTTTGCGCTAAGGCTTGCCGTGTTGTTGCCAAGTTGGGTAAGTTGAGCGTTCATCCCATCAAGACGGCTCAAGGCTACAGCCAACTGTTGTGAAAGCTCATCAAACTTTGACGGTTTCGGAGGCGGCGCCGCACCTGGCGGTAACATCGTCCGAAATCCAAGTTCCCGCCGAAAGTTCGTCACCGTGTGGTGACGCTCAAGGCCAATTTCCTCGGCAATGCGCTGGTCGCTCCAACCTTCCTCGAACTCCCAAACCTCTATAACAGCACCGTCCGGCGACATAACTCTGTCTTTGATCGTCATATGCTCTTCAAGCAGCCTGTGGGCCTGAGCCTTCTGGTGGTAGTTCATTCGGACTTGCGTGGACATTGTTCATTCTCCTACTGAAGTGCTTCCATGCGGGCCATGAAGTCTTGCTGATACGTTTCGCGATCTTCATCGCTTGCGTCATCCCAAAGCTGCTGCAACGCATCCGTATCGCCTGCCGCATAGATCGCCCGCAGGAAGCTGCCATCGTCCTCGTCGTCCGCCTGCTCAGGCTCGCCGTCGCCAACATCACGAAGCTTGAAATGGTAGGTTTCCTGGAGGTTCTTGGCCCACCCGATCGGGAACCGGCCCCATGGCAAATCATGGTGCAGGTGTTCGTCAAACAAGGCATAAAGCTCTTCGCGCTTGTCACAATGCTCAATGTCAGATTGCAACACGTTGAACGTATCCGCGCCACCCGTCTCCTGGAACACCTTGGAGGTTGGCCGCCCTTTCCACGCACGCCCGATGTCACCGCCATCGCGGGGATCAATGTCAGCCTCAACGTCTACAGCATCGTGCGTGATGTCGATCGGCTCATCGCCTTCGATAATGCCGTCGCGACCAACGAACTCCTCGCGCA